CTGGAAGAACTACAACGACGGCATCCAGACTTTGTGCACTAACCTAAAGTCTTTAGATAAAACCGTGATCATCACCGGCCTTGAGGAGATCGTCCCGATTCAAGGTCTCGATGGAAGTATGACTACGCGCCGCCGCTTGTATGTCCAAGGTAAAGAATGGGCAAACAAAGGCATCGAGTCTGAGTGTCTCGCTGTGTGGTCTGTCTATGCGAAGAAAGAGAAGGGCAGCGACACGATTCAATACTACTTCGCCACGCAGACCGATGGCGTCACGACCGCGAAGACTCCGATCTTCTGGGGCTTGCCTAATCCCATGGAGAATTGTGTTGTGAAGGCATTGAATAAGATTGCAGTTGAACTTGCTAAACCTTAAAGATTTGGCCCACAGAAAGCTCCTCCCCATTTGTCGGTGCTAGTAAACAAAACAAAAAACAAAACAAAACATGAAAAAAGGTACTGAAGTCAAGATCGGATTCATCCCCGCAAACGTCTATAAGGTTCTGGTCCACAAGACCGAGACTCGACAGAGCGCAAAGGGTTTCAAGATGGTTGTCTGTGAGTGCGAGATCATTGCGCCCGAGACCACTGTGGCCGCTGGCGTGACCTATAAGACGCTGGGCGCAAAGGGCAACATGTACATCATGCTGGAGAACAAGAACGGCGTTGACTCTGCGCTGGAGATTCTTGCCGGTGCGCTGCAGACTGTCGGCCTGTATGACGGATTGCCCGACGACTATTCCGACTTGGATGTGGCCGACGCGTTGAAGTCTCTCGAAGGTCAGGCTTTCAACATGCTCGTCCAGTCGCAGCCTGAGTATGTCACCGACGACCCGTCGAACTCCCGCGATCTCAAGTTCGCCAAGCGCGACGAGAACGGCGAGGCTATCGTCAAGCGATACAACAGCCAATTTGACTTCTCTCAAGTCAAAGGCCCCGCGTCGCCCTTGGCCGCCTTTTAAGTCTCAGCGATAGAGTGGTTGCTATCACAGAGACACGCGCCTCTTAGAAAGACTGCGAGACTTTCTAAGAGGTTTCTTTCCTCAGACATATCCCCATCGCACCGCTGGCAGACCGGAAATAGTCTGCCTTTTCTTTTCTCTTTAATTAACCATCAACATGATAGCCCTCGTTCTCCATGGACCTTCGCGATTTGATAAAGAAAACAACGGTATCCTTCTCGGACCCGCCGGAGATTTTGTTCGTTCTGTGTTGGCTAATTATAATATTGACTTGGATAATCCGTCTGATCTTTTTATAACATTCGCAGATGATTTTTTCAAAGGAGCTAATAAGCCAAGCGGCATCAAGAAGATAATCTTCGCCGGGGCCAAAGCTTTAGATTATCTCCCGCTTGCGAAAGGTAAATCTCTCGATGCCTTTCGCGGCGTAGTATATCTCTCTCCAAACAAAACCCAATACATCGTAACCTACTGGCCCCAAGATTGTGTGGACGCGTGGGCTATGGAAGATTCTTTGGAAGATGCCTTAGAAGGCGAAGACATCTTAGATAAGGATGATGGAAAAAGCACAAGCCCCACGAAGCGCAGTAACTACTCTTTCTGGTTCGCACAAGACATCAAGAAACTCCTAACTTATGACCCCGAAAAAGTTCAACCTGAACCCCAAACCGTCATCTGTCAACGCGCCGCCGAATGCACAAGTGTCTTCGACTTCGAAGGTCCAATCTTCTTCGACATTGAGACTCACCCCAAGACCAACACACTCACCTGCTTGGCCATTGCGTGTGGCGAGAGTCCTGTCTATTCTGTTCCTGTGTATGATTGGGGTGGCAATCTTAATGTCGGTGTGGTTTTCTTTGCTCGCTTCATTAGAGAACTAAAGAAACGCCGCGTCGTCATACACAACGCCCTCTTTGACCTATGCTTCCTCGCCGCCTTCTACAAGATCCCTTTCGGCCATGACATCTATGACACCATGGTCGCAGGCCATCGAATCTTTCCGGAGGCTGAGAAGTCTCTGGCCCATCAAGCCACTCTTTACAGCAACAGACCCTTCCATAAAGATGAAGCAGGAAACTTTGATCCTCGCAATCGAGCACAATTTGAGCAGCTCCGCGCTTACAACGTTAAAGACGTTATTGTCCTCAGAGAGATTTACTATGGTCAGATTGAAGTCTGCCGAAACGACGCTGGACTTCAAGACTCTGTCGATCAAGCCAGTCGATCTCTCGCAGACTACGCCTTCATGTCCCTCCACGGAATGCACTTCGATCCTGTCAAGCGCGGATACATCGTACGACGCTGCGAAGAACGCTATAAGCAGTTAAATAGAATCCTCAAAATCCTCGTCGGCTTCGACCTTAATCCCGGCAGCCCGGATCAAGTAGTGAAGTATCTGCATCAGCAGTTAAGATACAAGCCCGAGAAGACAACAGACAAAGGCGCGCCGAGTGTCGCCGGGGATGCACTCTATAAAATAAAACTCAAGCATCCGAAGAACGTCGCTATTGACGTAATCTTCGAGATGCGTCGTATGGTTAAGCTGAAAGGTATGTTAGGATTTCAACAGTGGATTTGGGAATATTAAGTTTATGAAAGCTGTATTAACACAAGAACAAATTGACGCTCTGATAGAACTTGTTCGCGCAGTCAATCGTAATTCTAAACACACCTCAGATCTGTATGATGCAGTTCGTGAGCATGAAGCAGTAGAGAATATCCGCGCAGTGTTTTCACAACAAGAAGATAACGAAGTATGAAAGATACAAAAGAAAAAGACCCACAAATCGCCGCATCCTTTATGCGCGCTGGGATTTATGACGCCTCGAAGTTTGGCCACGTCGTCTCGATGCCCAAGCTGAATGGCCTGAGGTGCATGTACATTCCCGGTCAAGGGTTTTATTCAAGAGATGGCAAGCGGTGGAATGATGCTGTCTTGGAAGGTATCTTTCCGCCGCCGCTTAACGACTACATTATCGACGGCGAGCTATACTGCCACGGCATGAGCCTCCAGAAGATCAATGCCGCCGTGGGCGTAAATCGCATTCTGCCCGGCGAGGACGCAAAGCATATCAGTTTCTATGCGTTCGATATTGTAGAGCCGAAGTACAATGCTCTTACGAGAATGCTCTTGCTTGAGAAGATCATCAAGGAATCTACTGGCGTCGGCGTAGAAATGATTCCGTGGTCTATTTGCAAGACTCGCATTGAACTCGACGAGTGTTACGAAGAATATCTCAAGCAACAATTCGAAGGCCAAATGCTCAAGAGCGTCTTCGGTTCGTATATGCCTCAGGGCACAAAGGAACGCTCGACGATGAATCTCCAGAAGCGCAAAGCATTTCTCGACGCAGAGTTCTTCTGTGTCGATCGCGTCGTCTCTGATGAAGGCAAATGCAAAGGCAAACTCGGCGCACTTAAGTTCATCACCAACAGAGGCGTAAGCTTTGAAGTCGGGACGGGCTTTACCGACGAGGAAAGGGAAGAATACATCCAACCTGATTATGACTTCCGAAAGAAAGCAACAATCAAATATCTCAACCTCACCGACGACGGTCGCCCGTTCAATGCGTCGTTTGTCGGATGGCGCGATGACGTTTAATCTCCCAAAAATATGTTCACCAAAAACCTACCCAAGCATCTCTACCTAAACGTAGACACGGCTTTCACACACAAACATAAGCAAGGCTACATGCCCGCGATATGGTTCGCCATAACCTCAACGCCCGGCCGCGCATGGGGCTGTCATGTATTGCTAGAGAACGGAGCGATCTATCGCAATCTTCCGCTTCATGCGCTATACTTCGGCTCTGATATACTCCCCAGCGAATGGCCGCTTAAACGATCTCAACGCTGGGATTGCTACGGATGGAACTTCGAGACCATTGAGTACACTTATCTTCGCAGCCAGCGTTGTATGGCTAATTGTGATGGTGACTATTATCACGGCGACTATCTCTTCACAGCCGCGCCCTTCGACGACGGCTTCAGTGACGATCCAGAGCAGAACAAAGAGTTCCTCTTTATCAAGCTTGACAACGGGCGCATCACGGCCCAGCCCACGAATAAAGTCATGATCCTCGACGACAGCTTTCACAAAGCTATGGACTGGCCATCGGATCTGAAAGTCTCTAAAGAGGTTTATTCTTGCGAATAACTATGCCCACTCCACACATCCACTGCCTGACCTCTCTCAAGGTCGCCGGGACAGGAAGCTTCCGTCTAGCCTCTGGACAATTCCTTGGCGACTACGGAGCGAATCTTCAAAATCCCGACAAAGAAGCTCTCGATATTTACATCGCCCCGCCGGGGATGACATTCGTACAGTGCGACCAAAGCGGCGCCGAGGCTCTTATCGTCGCCAATCTCACACGACCGGGGCGTTATAGAGAACTCTTCAACGTGGGCATCAAACCCCATACCTTCATCGCGCTCCATATCTTCTGCGAGCAAATGCAGAACGAATGGCCTCTCGCCGGGAAGTCGCCGAGTTATTGGAAAAGCTTAAGTCCGACAGAACTAAAGAAAGATCCCGATTGGAAACCTCTCGATAAAGCAATCAAATCCTCCGACAAAGAATACAAGATCGGCAAGATGGTCTGCCACGCTTCCTCCTACAGAATGCGTGAGCGGACCTTTCAGCTTCAAACCCTCAAGCAGAGTCATGGCACTCTTACCCTCAGTCTCCAAGAATGCAAAGTCTTCCTTGGCTTCTTCGCGTCACTGTTCCCCGAAATCATAGAATGGCAAGATGAAATTGAATTTCAGATTAGAACTAACCGTCAGCTCCGTAATCTGTTTGGATATCCACGCAGGTTCGAGCGTACTATTACTGACTCTTATATCAGGGAAGGCATCTCGTGGGTTCCTCAGTCCACCGTGGGCTGTATCACACACATCGCAGTCAACCGCTACAACAGAGAGCGACCGCTCAAAACACTACCGGCGATTAACAATAAACATGACTCTTTTCTGGCGCTGGTTCCAGATGGGATTGTCAACGACACGGCGAAGCTCATGCAAGAATGCCTCGCCATTTCTCTCACAGGCCGAGACGGAGTGAACTTCACCATGAAGTCTGAGGCCCAAGCTGGAAAGAATTGGGGTAAGTATTCAAAAGAGAATCCACAAGGCATGAGAGACCTCGCCTAAACTCGGCCCAAGAAAAGCTCCCTCCGCTTTATGCGTCAGACGAACGACCGAATAACCCAGATCACGAATGCGATCCGGGAGAAGATCAAAGAGTGGCCGCCTAACCTGCCGCCGCCCTCGGTCGTTATTGTACATGAGACTCATCTTCCCAGCGAGTTCGATCCGAACCTTGAGAAGCTAGAAGGTTTCGACGTAATCACCACACTACAAATCCGCAAGAACTCTGTAAGACTCGCATACTTGCATGAGCCTATATGAAGACTGGTGCTTGTACACAAAAGACGTACAAAGCCCGCAGCCGTTTGTTGACGCTGCGTTTTATTTCATGATCGGCGCTGCCCTTCAAAGGCGCGTCTGGTTCGGTGACTTAGACTTCCACGCAGTATTTCCGAATCAATACATCGCTTTCATCGGACCCGCTTCGGCGGGTAAATCTCTCATTACGAGTCCGATGAAAGAACTCCTCGAAATCCCCGCCGAGATCAAGACTCCAGAGAATGATCTCGCTGCCGAACTCCTCGGCGAAGATGCCTCAGACAACCGCAAAGGCGCACGTCAGCCTCTTATCTACATCGCTCCGAACAGCACGACGTTCGAGCAATTCACGCAAGAGACTTCTCGCGTGGCTTATTTGCACCGCTATGTTGATTCTGAAAACAGACGCAAAGCCTATCATCACAGCTCCCTCGTATTCATCCTCGACGAACTAACCTCAATCTTTAAGAAAAATGCCGAACAACTTTCAGACTTTCTTCTCGAAGCTTATAACGGTGGAAGAAAGTACGTACGAAAACTTAAGCACAGCGACACGGACTTCTGTACAAATATGTGCATCAGTCTCTTGGGCAACACAACGCTTGGAAAATTTCAAAGTCTTCAGAATCAAGATATTCTCTCGGACGGTTTTATGGCTCGAACGATCATCGTATATGGGATTGAAAAGCGTTTTCATCTATATTCCATTCCTCCACTTAGCGAAGAGCAGAAGCAAGCCAAGGCTCGGCTTCAATCTTACATTAGGGAGCTTTCTAAGCTCTACGGGCCTTTGCTTCTAAACGACGAAGCCAAAGAATACATCCATCATCACTTCGAACTCCATCCTAATCTTGTCCACACGAACAAACATCCAATGCTGGACGAATACTATGGCCGCAAGAATCTTCATCATCAGAAGATCCTGTTCGCCGTACATTTCTCTCGAACATTGGACATGACCGTGACGAGAGAGGACGCAGAGAAAGCCACAGCCCATCTCGCCAATCTCGAAAAAGATATGCACATCCCATTCGTCGGCATGGGCCGCAACGAAAGCGCAAAGATCACAGAAGACATCTGGCGCTTTATCAAGACAACCCAAGGCGCCACGAAGAAATCAATCTTTGTCAGGTTCTATCAGTCCCTCAAGACGCCTGATGAACTCCGTCGTGTGCTAGATGATCTAGTGACGATGGATCGGATAAAGTTAGTAAAGATAAACAACAATGAACAATATGTTGCAAAGTAATCCAACACAACCACGCGAAAAAACATACGCTGAGCGGCAGGCTGAATTACGCAATGCAGAACTATTGCGCGAAGCAATTATGAACGCAACCCCAGCACCTATGCCCACCAACCAACAAGCCACTATGACCCTTGAAAAAACAAATGCGGGTCGTCGACAAGAGTTCCTCGAAATCGTCAAAACCTTCGTCTGCAAAGACCGCAACGTGACCCATGGCGACGCTGAGGATAACTTCCGCGTTATCTCACAGCTTTGGAATGTCTATTTGCACAATAGCAAATGTGAGCCAGCCTCACAAGACCTCAACTCCGTCGACGTTGCCATCATGATGTGCCTCTTCAAAACAGCACGCTTGATGGCCAATCCCAAGAACATGGAGAACTGGCACGATCTCGCAGGCTATGCAGCCTGTGGCGGTGGTATAGTGATGAAGAAGTTAGAAGAAGAGAAACCCTAACAAAAAGAAAACCCGCTCTGCTTATCACAGGGCGGGTTTTTTATTTATCTAATTTTATCTCAGACCACTCATTCCTTCTATCAAACTCTTCCGATACTTGTTTTCTTGTTCTCTCGTTAGATACCGTCTCATCGTCTCAGCCCCAGCGCCTTCCTCTGCGCCTTCGACAAAGCTCAGATATCTCGCGGCTTTCATCGGCTGCCTTTCCAACGAAGGCATGATCTGATTCTGACTTGTCTTATACTTCCTAATCCGGCTCGCATAATCTTCGCGTGACGTTGCTTCTTCCCTCGCCCTCGACACCAAAGAGAATGCCTCTTCGCCGGTCTGTGGGGTGATCTCGCCCCGCTCGAATTCCCTTTCAGCTAAGTTCCCATAATTCACAGAGAACGCTCCTGACTGCGTAGGTGCGCCCGTCAACTCATCAAACAACCTACGCTTACGCCGATCATCATAGCGCAGATTCTCATCTTCATCCAACCAATTCTGCCCCACACGCGCAACCTGAACGTGTGACTTCGCCACATCCAGCATCATCTGACGCAGCACCAAGCCGAAGTCTTCGCCATCGTCAATCGCTTTCAACGCGGCTGCAATCTTCTTACTCGTGTCAAACACAGCATTCGCTACCGGCGCCGTCGCCATACCCTGAGCAGTACCTCCAACCGCCGCAGTCGTAACCATCTTAGCCAGATCGCCAGCAATACCAAACGTGCCGACATTCTGCACCATGTTAAGAAGCTTCACACTCAGTTGCTTCATTCCCTCAGCGCCAAGCTCACCCTGATTCTGCTGCATCCAACTCTCAAGCTCGCTCCAATTCACGTCACGGCCTTCACGATTATTCATCCACTCGCGAATCTGTTCAACAGCCGCGCCGCCCATCACGCCGATAAGTAGATGTCCGAGCAAAGGCTTGACATTGCCCTGTAGCGCAGGTTCAATCGCAAACTTCATGAAGCTATTGTATTGCCCAGCGCTCCACTTGCTCCATGTCAAATAAGGCGCAGCGCCACTCTCAAGCATCCACGCGGGAAGCTGTGTCATGTCATAAGAACCTTGCATCAATTGACCAAACTGTCCAGCAAGGTCTGCATCTGAACGAGTGCGCCAGTCAGGGCTAAGTGTGTCAAGCATACGCACAGCTTCTTTGTCGCCCGTGGCCGCTTTGCGCTTGTTGATCTGCACAAGAACTTCACCCCAACCCTGCGCTATCGTTCGAGCACCCTGTTCAAGCGCATTCAAGCCCGTATACTTAGAGACAGTCTCAGCGAACTTGTTCATGTAACCAGAGGCATCTCCAATTACGCCCGCAACCTGACGCATGTTCTGCGCGCCATCGCGTTTATTCAAGCCCGACGCATAAGAACGCTCTTGCAATGCCGACCAATCTGCAAGATTCTCAATAAACTTTAGCGTGCCCGGCAGATAATCACTGGCCTGAAGATACCTAAGCCCAGCGATCATCGTCGTAGGTATTTCGGTAGCTTTAGAGACAGTGCCGATTGTCAACGAACTAATTCCGCGAGACGCCCCAGACGCAAGTTCATCTGGCCGACGAGCAGGTTTGCCGCTCATCTCGCGCAATATTGACTTTACGCTGTTGTCATCGCCGATATAAGGAACAGATGCTTTAATCTGTGGCGGAATAGGCTGATCGTTAAAGTACTTCTCAGCACCCAACGCCGCCATAATTTCCGGAGATTTCTCCATGTGTTCCTGCATCGCATAATCCATAGCCGAGCGACGATCATAATTCTCAACGAGCTTCATGATGTTGTACTCGCGCCATGACTCAGGCAACGGAATGCCTTGAGCCTTACGAGCGCCAGCGAAGGTTCCCACGGCGGTCGGATCATAAGGCACAGACATCTCACGAATAGCATCATTGAAGTCTGCAATCGCACGAGTCTGAGCTTCTTGCAACGGAACACCATTCTGTTGATGAAACTGCGTATGCTGTTTGATGTAGTCATCCTTCAACTTAACGTATTCAGGCGACCCTTGCTTTGTGGTGATAATATCACGCACACTATCACTCCACATATGGAACGGTCCATAGTAAGGATCAGTCAAACGAGCACGCTGACCGCCCGCAGTGCGGATAGTGTGACCGGCTTTGTTTGTCTCAGTGGGCCAGAACTTCTGCCACTCGTTACGATATTCGTTATAGGCCGCAGCGATCTCACTCGGCGGCTGAATAAAACGCTGCTGGTCAAACTCCTGTCCGATATGCTTGCCAAGCATCACCTGAAGCTCAGGCGATAGTGAGGACATAATCCTCTCTTTAGACGACGCCTGACCTTGCATAAATTTACGCGTGGCATAGTAGTTACGCATACCTTGCGCTACTTGCGTAAAGATGCCGCCACGAGATTCAAGGCTGTCGATTTCGGAGAAGTTACGGAGGCGGTCGATAGGACCCCGTTGATAACGGATGTCTGGATTAGAAGGATCAAAGGTGCCCTTGTTTCCTGTAGCGGATTTGACTTGTTCAGGATTGAAGGCTACAACTTCAACAACTTCAGGAACATAACCATTTTCAGTATAACGATTACGTTGTTTGATAATACCATCATAACCCTGCTCGCGCAACCAAGCATTTCCGATCTCAGCATTACCTAGAATGTTCTTATCCGTGCTGTTATATTTCTGCAACAGTTTTTGAATCAATCCATCATTAGCAGGATCTTGTCGTAGCTTATAGCCAAGATCTTGGATGGTCGCATCAGACTGAACAATGTAAGGTTTTTCAACACTGACATAAGTAGAATACACGCGCGCACCTTCTTGCTCTCCTGCGTAGCCGCTAGCACGACGAGCCTCAGGCGTGAAGTAAGCACCCGGTCCATAGTTATGTCCGCTATCAGTTCTAAATGTATTGAAGTCTTGAGGGCTGCGTGTACCATGATACATTACCAAAGGCTTCCCTTCAGCGTCAACAACCTTACTCTCGCCGAACCAGTTTTTGAATTCAGGAGTTTCCTGTTGAGCACGCTGCAACCTTTCCTCACCGCCAGTCTTCGCCACAGCAACACCCTTCCAAGGCACAGCTTCCGTGGTCGCATAGTGCATCCAAGCAAGCGCGTCTTCGGGTGACATCTTGCCCATGACAAGCTGCTTCATCGAAGCCTTGAATGCTTGATACCATGCACGCAATTCGCCCCGCTTGACCTGAGGCATCTGCTCGCCAAAGGCCTGAATCAAGCCTTCTTCAAGCGCGATGTCGTTAGCTTGCTCTTGCGTGATCTTTCCTTGTTTAACTTCCTCCGCGCGCGCCGCAAGCTCAGCCTTGTACGCCAGGGTATCCATCGCAGTGTCCATCAGCGAACGACGCATTCCCTTATTAGTCACGCCCTTAAAGATATCGTGACCGATTTCGTGAATAGCTGTGTCAGCTGTGGCCATGAGAGGATTGACTCGGATGATTCTGTTACCATCAGCGTCAACCATAAACAAACCACGCACCTGCTGAGAGCCAGCATAAGCGCGATCAAGCTCGATCTTCAGGCCGCGGCGATTAGCGATCTCGGTTGCAAGGTTGATGTCTTCTTGGGTGATCTTGCCGGTGTATTCTTCCGCAGGACGTTGCAAGCGCGTATAGATTTCACGAGCGGCATTGGTCGCATTTCTAACTTCAGGCTCAGGCCGAACTCCGCTATAAGCCTCGTAAGCGGTCTTGTCTGCCTTGGCAACTTGCCCGACCGAAGGAGGACGGCCAGAAGCACCTTCAAGCTCAGCACCATAAACTTCACGGCTAGCTTCAATAGCACTCTTAGGCGGTTCAGTCGGAGGAATAAGCTGATAACCCTCTGAAGCCTTACTGACAGAAGGCGGACGGCCAGAGATTCCTGCAAGTTCGGGACTATAAAGTTCCCTAGCACGAACATCAGCAGTGCGTTGACTTGCAGCCTTGGATCTAGCAGCGGCTTCATAGGCCGCATTGATATCGCTTAATGGAGACTCATTAGGTAATCCGCGTTCAGCACGTAGTTTTTGTAGAGCTCTTTGATTTTCAGCATCTGCTGCTGTAAGAAATCTAGCTCCCGTTGACACACGTTGTTTAGGTGCTCCTCCACTGTAAGCTTCATAAGCGCTCTTATCAGCGCCTGCAACTTGGCTAAGCGATGGAGGTCGGCCAGATATTCCTGTGAGTTCAGGCCCATAAAGTTCTTGAGCTTGTCCAGTAGGAGTGCGTTGACGCGCAACATAAGCCGCCTCGACGTCGCTAAGAGGCGTCTCTGACGGAAGTCCCCGCTCAGCACGCAGTTCTTGTAAAGCGCGCTGATTAGCAGCCTCTTCAGGCGTAGCAAACTTGCCCTTCGTCTCAGCGCGAACCATCATCTGATACACATCTTCAAGAGACTGCTCAGCTTGTTTGGCGATAAACGCAGGCATACGCGACGGATCGCGCAAAGCCGCGCCGACTTCGGGATCTTGAGCCAGCTCGGCGAGGCGTTCTTTAGGAACCTTCATCTTAATCTCCTCAGCCGCGCCTTTGATCAGATCCGTAGTCGGCTCAGTCTCAGACTTCCACCAGTTGGTGTAGTCTTTAGCCATAGCCTTTTCGGTCATGCGTTTGCCTTCAGCAGTAAAGAACTGTTCAGGTCCTTCAGGCGTAATGTTAACGCCCGGTGTCTTGACGTCTTGCGCACCACGTTCTTCTCGGGGTGTGATAAAATCCTGAGGCGGATATTCCATGAACGCAGCTTGTTCACGCGCAGCAGCAAGATCGCCCGGCGCCTCACGACGAGGCTCAGGAATATCCTGAAAGCCGAACTTCCTTCCAAGCGCAGTAGGCCGATTGAACAAAGTCCCAAGTGCGACATCTGCAGCAAAACGCGGGGCAGAAAACTCACCGCCTTGTGACATATTCACAAGCTGTCCAGCGGTCGAGCCTGCGACATTCGCAGCAATGTTAGCCGCCGGTGCAATAAACTCAGGCTTAGCCAAAGCCTCACCGAGAGTCTCAGTGCCTCGCACAGTGGGCCGCAGCAAGCCCTTCATGCCTTGCACAGACGGCCTGAACGCCAAAGCATTAGGCGCAAAGCCACCAAGGTAAGACGCGACAGGTTGATCTGTTTCTGCACGGCGCATCTCCTCAAGCGCAGAAGGAGCAATCTGCTCAAGAGCAGCCTCTTGACCTCTGCCTGTGAGATAACCTGCGCCAAGGCCTCCGCCGATTGCACCAAGGCCGACGCCAACAGGACCAAACGGTGCGCCAGCCATCATGCCTAACTTAGCGCCGCCTAAACCAGCCGCACTCGGCAACAAATTACCCAAGAAAGAAGTCCCCGCTGCACGCAGGGGAGACATTTTTTGTTGAGTCGCTGGGGCTGCTACAGGACTCTTAATAACACGACCACGAGTATCTACGTCATAGATCGTAGGATCGTAGCCGTTGTCTTGGAGCCATTGATATTGTGCTTGTGTCATATTATTCAGCGTACATTTGACGGATCAAATCACCTGCCGCAAGAGCTTCAGCCTGTTCTTTTGCTGAAGGTCTCCGGAATCTACTAGCTGGCATTGGGTATTCCATAGACATAGCAACTTCTTCTGGATTTGTATACTGACCTTTAACCTGCTGACCAACAGCCGCACGAAGCGGATAAGCAATTTGTCCCATAGCTTGTTGAGCAACGTCACCTTCAGTAAGTGGCGCAACTTGATAACCGCGACCGGAAGGTTGCGCAAAGCTCAAGCTAGGCATAGCAGTCTTAAAGCGCCCGAGCAAACTCGCGTCAGCTACAGGCGACGGAGCGGCAGCAGCGCGCATAGGAGTCACTTCGGGCGGAGGCAACTTACCACCCATTGTATCTTTACGCGGACCACCCGGCGCAGCACCAGTCGTGCGGTCAACCTGCGGCGAAGCAGGAAGATCTTTAGGAACAGTAACGGGCGGAACATAAGGTTCCCAACCTCCCGGAGTTGTTCCCGCAATCATTGGGCTGTTAGGATCATTAGGATCTTTAGGAACCATTCCTAATCCGCCGGGGCTATAACTTCCAATAGGCTCACCTTTATCAATATCAAAAATAGAATAACTGCCGTCTTTACCCGGAATGACCTGAGTATTTCTGCGACCTGCTACGCGACTCCGCAGTCCAAACTCTGCATCATTAATCGCATTCTGAGTACGCATATTCTCAATCCGAATATCACGCTCTTCCTTTTCAGCTTGCAAACGCGCAACGCGATCCAGCCGAGCCTCCTCAATCTGCTGCTTCGTCAAACCAAGACGCTGACCCTCAAGCTCAAGTCGCTTATTCTCAGCAGCCACGCGATTAGCTTCGGCTATTTCAGCAGCTTTTTGAGTAGCTTCAAAACGTGCTTGAGTAGGCTTGTCAGCCTCGCGCATACGATTAAGCAAGCGTTCTTCTTTCTGCGCTTCTTTCTCAGCCTCACGCCACTCAGCGCCTTGAGCCTGTTGGGCCTCAATGTTCATGCGATTAGACTCATCGCCGAGCAATCGACGAAAGAAACCGCCAACGCCAGTGGATTCCTGATAAGGCACGTTCTCACCGCCAATAGCCTTGCTGGGATCAAACGTAGGATTCACGCGTTCAGGCACGAGAAAGCTGAGATCCAAACGCGGACCGCCAGTCTGCAACATATAACGCGCAGAGTCTCCACGATTCTCAATAGGCTGCTGAGTCTCAGTAATCATCTGTGGCTGAGCAGAAGCCTCACCGTCAGTAATAGACATGGCTTCAGGACCAGTCTCTTGAATAGGCGCAGCAACCTGACGAGACGCCAGAGGCGCACCAGCAGCAGCCTTCTTACCCTTAGACAAAGAAGGATCAATCGTTTTACTCGATCGCGTAGGTGTAAGAATACGAGGACGTTGAGCCGGTAAGAATGACCGCGCAGAGCGAGTCATATATCTTTCCATATTTGGAGTAGCCATAATTTTATTCTACAAAGTTCTCACCAGCACTTGTTACAGTGCCAGTATGTTTCTGAATGTTTACGAAAATTAAAGGAAGGTTGTCGTTTTGTAGCCAGTGTCTTTCGCCCTTGCGAATATTATAAAGTCTGAAATCAAAGAAAGGCCACATCTTGGTGATGTGACCTTTGTTGATTACTCCTTTTCCGAAGAGCTTAAAGAACTTACCATCAAAATCGTGATGATGTGGCGGGACAAATGTCAGCGCGGGTAAATGCCAGAGTTCCACGGCCCAGCGGCCAACCTTAAGTTGAACACCGCGGCAGGAACGCCAGCGCGTTCGCCGTAGTAATCCCACAGAGCGAGATAAGTTTTCTGGAGCGGACTGAACATCCATCCAAATCCTTTGCCATTGACATACCACTCAGCATGAGCGGTCATCGGCTTGATTAGAAGGGCATTCACGACAGCGCGCCAGACTTTTGAACGCTGCATGCGAGGCACCAAGAAGCGACTCATCATCCGATAGCCCTCGCGAATCCGAGGCGTATAGTGCAGATCACGCGACACCTTTACCGCATCGGGGATATTCTCCCAGCCATAGTAAGCCTCAGCAAAAGTCCAGCAGCAAGACGGCAAAGAACCCATGACCTGCGAGAACTGATCGAGCGCAGTTTTGCGTTGAGCATTGATTTGATTCTCCTGCTGACGCATCTGACTCGCGTTGCCGAACAGATTCATGCCCATTGCGTTAGACTCTTGTCCAACCTCACGCGCAGCGCCCGTGCGAGACTCGCCTTGATTGACCGAGGGGCGACCAGTGGTGAGCTGGAAGGTGTCAATGCGCGAAGAGAGAGGCTGCACTGAGCCAGCGGCCAACTGAGCAGCATTCGCAATCGCACTCTGTCGTTGAGCTTTACGAGCCTCACCTGCTTGACCAAAGGCCATCGCATTAGACACAGTCGAAGTCGCCGTCGGGGTCGCTCCAACACCACGCGCAAAGTTCTCACGCGCCATTGACCTATCAATCTCAGCGCGCTCAGCCCCACTCAAGCCAGCATTGGGATCAGTTAGCGAGCCTTGAAGCTGTTCAAGATTCGCCAGAGCCAACTCACGCGCACGATAAGCTTCAGGGTCAGCTTCTTTCTGAGTGCGCATGGCCTCGCGAACAAGCTCTCGGCCGGTGCCACTCACGATCCCGAGATCAGTCTCAGCTTGAGCCTGAGCATTCTGCCGGGCAATGTCAGATCCAATGCGCGCAAACTCAGGTCCAAACTGCTCATACAACCGTGCATTCAATGCCTGCTCGCGCGGCGAAATCTCTTCGCGCAGCTTCTGCATCTCAGGCTCATACTGCCGTGCAGCAGCGACTTGCTGTTGAATCATCGGGATAATGTTTTCCCGATAAGCCTTCATGACCTCAGCCATAGATTCTTGAGTCGTTGCGGCTGGCGAGCCTCCGTTACGATAATATCCCAGAGGAATATCATTGTCGACTTCAAGACGAGAAGATTCCCAGACCATCGAGTGGCTGAGAACTTTAGAGAGATTAAACTCAAATGTGTTCATTGTTTTACGAAGTCTGAAATTCTATACTGCACATTCTTCTTACTCTTGCGCCGCGCACCGCTCACAGTCCAGCCGGGATAAAGTGCATTCCACGCCCCGACGGCTTGGAATAAAGAGCCACGGTCGCCAAGAATATTCAGAATGTGTATGTTCTTACGTTCACTATCAAGCTCGCACCATAGTACGA